TCCATCAACACCTTCGGGCCGGGTGCGATCGACATGGTCGAACGGGCACGTCGGCTGCTGGAGGAGGCGGCCGAGTGTGTCCAGGCTGCCGGCCTCGACGAGGCGACGGCTCACGTCGTCATCTCCAACACCTTCAGTCGTCCGGTCGGTGAGCTGGGCAAGGAAATCGGCGCCGTCAGCGTCACGCTGAACTGCATCGCCGAGGCCGGCGGCTACTCGGTCGACTACGAGGAGGTCCGGGAGATGACCCGGATCTTCGACCCGGCCTTCACCGAGCAGGCCAGGGCCAACCACTTCGCCAAGATTGCGAGGGGCACAGCCGGATGAGGACCATCCCGCAGATCAGGGGCCGGCTCCACGAGCTGGCCCTCGAGCTGGCCTGCCCGGAGCTGGCCGACCTCGCCGAAGAGACCAAGCGCCGGTCGTCGATCAGACGCCGAACGCCAACCCGCCACCCGAAGCTGACCCTTGAGGAGGAGCAGATCGTCCGGGACTACGCACAAGCCAACCCGCTGCGGTCGCTGCTGGAGATCGCAGCCGACTTGAAGACCGGCCTCGGCCGGGTGTCCGAAGCCATCATGGGGAAACGCGGATGACCATCACCGCCAAGATCATCGCCGACAGCGTCTCTTTCTTCGGGGTGCGCATCACGACCATGGAGCTGACCTATCCGCGGTTCATCCATGCCGAGTTCATGACCCACCGGGTCTTCAGCCGGAACGCCAGCAGCAGCCGCGCCATCCCGGTGAAGAAGACGATCCAGGCTGTGCTCGACAACCCCGCCATGCCGATCCACTGGGGCAAGAACCAGCCGGGGATGCAGGCGCGGGAAGAGCATGACGCTCCGGTCTACGTCCGCGACGGGCGTTTCTTCGACAGTCTGGACGCCCAGTACGAGCCGATCACCGCCAAAGCCGCCTGGCTGTACGCCAGGGACCAAGCAGTTGTGGCGGCCCAGGCCTTCGAAGCGGCCGGCTACCACAAGCAGGTGGTCAACCGTCTGCTCGAGCCCTTCAGCCACATCACGGTCGTCGTCACGGCGACCGAGTGGGTAAACTTCTTCCAGCTGCGCCTCCACCCCGACGCCCAGCCGGAAATCCACGAGCTGGCCATCCAGATGAAGGCCGCGATGGATGGGTCGGAGCCGCGCCAGTTGGCCAGTGGGCAGTGGCATCTCCCCTACGTCCGTCCTGACGAGTGGTCGAGGTGGGGCGTCAACACCCTGCTGTCCCGGTCGGTCGCTCGTTGTGCGCGGGTCTCCTACCTCAACCACGACGGCACGAAGTCTGACGCGAACAAGGACATCGAGTTCGCCGAAGGCCTACGGCGAGACGGACACATGTCGCCCTTCGAGCACCAGGCCACGCCGAGGAATGGTTGGTCGGCGAATTTCAGGGGCTGGGAACAGTTCCGACAGCAGCTCTAAGATGAAGGCCCCGGACGCGAGTCCGGGGCCTTTTTCACATGCTCGCGGACCACTGGCTGAGCCCTAGCAGTACCCGATGCCACCAGCTCATGGCCGCACAGAGGGGCTAGTTGGCCCCTTCAAACAGGACCCCTTGGGGGCGATCTGACCGTTGGCGTCCAGCAGCAGACAGAGCGTGTTGAGGCGGGCCCGGCAGGCCTGAAGGGCATCGAACCTGTTACGCACGTTTGCGGCGATGACCGGATCGGTCGCATCAGCCGCCCAGGCCCCGGGATCGACCGGACACCAGAACATCTCAGCGACGTACTTGCTGGGCTCGGCCGTAAGGCTGAACGCCTTCGGCACCGTGCCACAGCCGGTCAGCAGAAGAAGCAGGACTAGCGCGGTCCTCATTGGCAGTCTCCAGTTTGCGCGCAAATCTGCGAGCGCAGTTCGACCATGGCCGGCGCCGTGGCGCAGACGCTGGTGACCGGCTGGGCGGCGATGGCCGCCAGGTCGTCCTTCAGACTTTCGAGGCGAGCCAGGTCGGCTTTCATGCTCGCGCCCTGGATCGGGACCATGCGGTCCCTGTACTCGATGGTCGCGCCGGCTGCTTCCAGCTGGATGGTCGAGAAGGCGTCGATGATACGCTGATGGCATTTCGAGGTGTCGTGTGAGCGGATGCCCGTTGCGCAGGTCTCGACGGCCTTCTCTTCTGCTTGGGCGCCCCAGTACCGGCCGCCCGCGACACCGCCGGCCAGCAGCGCAGCTGCGGCGGCCAGGGTCGCGTAGAGCTTGATCGACATCAGTCGGTCCCTTTGATCTTGGCCCATTCGCGGATGCCGGCCAGGGCGGCAAAGGTGCTGCAGAACACCGCCATGGCGCTCAGGTCCGGTTGCTGGTGGTTGATCAGCGGCAGCACGACACCGTTGGTCCAGATGGACGCGACGATCCCAGCGCAGCCGATCGGCCGCCACCATTTCTGGAAAGCGCACAGAGCCGCGTTCGAGACGCGGATGAGGCGGTCGTAGAAGGTCACCGCGCCGACCGCCGCTTGTGGGCCTGGTCCAGCTTGTAGTCGTAGTCGGCCGAGCGCCCGGGCGCGTCGGCGTAGGCCGGGCCGTTGTAGACCTTGGCGAAGCCGGCCCAATCACCGCGCTGCAGCTCGTCGTCCAGGTGCAGCGACTTGATGAAGCCCACGGTCGCCTGGAGTTGGGCCCCCTCCGACCGGCACATGGCCGCGTGGAAGTCAGCCGGCGACTTGAAGCCGCAGACCCGGTAGTTGAAGCCCATCATCTGGAACAGACCGAAGGACGTCGCCTGGATGGCCGCGTTCGGATCCAGCGCCATCGCCGCGGCGAACTGGATGCGCCGGCGCTCAGCCTGCGACGCCGGCTGGGCGTAGCTTTTGCGCTGAGCGTAGGAGTGGCTGAGGCGCGGGTGGCTCTTGTCGTACTTTCCCTTGGTCAGCTTCTGGAACCAGTGCGGTTCGAAGCGGATGACCGGGAAGACGCCGTCGAAGCCGTCGCCGGCGCTCTCGACGTCAGCGATTGCCCAGACCTTGGCCGGGGTGGTGTTCAGGGTGGCGGCGGCTGCCGAGACGTCGGCGGGCGAGAGCTTGGAGGTCATCAGCTGAACCACTTTCCGTTGATGACCACCCCGGCGGCGATGGACGCGAGGATGATGGTCGTGACGACCTTACCCACCGTCTGGAACATGCTGGTGCGGATCGCGCGCCAGGCCTCGACGATGCTCTTGATCTCGTAGATGTCCTTGGCGTCGTTCAGACCCAGACTCTCGAGAGCGTCTTTCACACCCTCCTGAGCAACCTTGCGACAGATAGCCTCCAGCTCGGCGCGGGAGACCTGGACGATTTCGGAAGGTTGATGATCGAGCGACATTCCAAAGGTCTAGGGAACGACGCTTTGCGTAGCCATTACCCACACTTACGCAGGGTTGTGGGGTCTGTGTCGCCGTAGAGTCGGTGATATTCAGAGCGAATTTTGTCGATCAGCCAGGTGCTCACCGACCGGTCGCCGGCCAGGACGGCGAGCTTCGCCCGGTCCTCGGCGGTGCCGTAGGCGGTGAGCGTCTCACTCCGCATCGGCGGCGATGTATTCAGCTTCGGCGACGTCTCGGCGCGGCAGCGTCGACAGCAACGGCCATGCCGCCTCATAGGTCGTGTCGGTCAGACAGTCCGCCGGCAGGATGAAACCGGTCTGGTCGAGCAGCGGAACCGGGATCAGTGCGGCCTCGACGAATTCCATCACGGCGACGGCCTCGGCCTGCTCCGGGGTCAGGATGATCATGTGGCGCTCGATCCGATGTCGGTCATGAACTGGACGTAGGCGTCCCAGAGTCCGGTCATCTCCAGGTCGGTCAGGGCGGCGCCGGCGAACACCAGGGCGGTCTGCTTCGCGGTCAGGTTGGTGCCGTCGCTGGTCAGGACGTTGAAGGTGGCGTTGGTCGGCGTGGTCGAGGTCGAACTGATGTTGGTCAGGGCGACGCCGTTCTTGTTCGGCGTGAACACGTTGGACGCTGAACGGCTGTAACCGTACAGGCCCTTGCCGGTGTTGGCGGCGATGGGGGTCTGGACCGTGGTCGAACCACCGTAGATGATCCAGTCGCCGCCGGTTGACCGGCGGGGCATGGTCCGCATGTTGGCGACACCGGCCACGGCCTTGACGTTGTTGCTGTCGCTGGCGTCGGTGAGGACCGCGGCGCCGAAGGAGTTGTCGTTCTGCGACATCTTGCGGCCGGCGGCGCTCGACGGGTTGAAGCCCGACGAAAGGTAGCTGGTGGCGGCGCTGGTCCAGCCGCCGTCCGTGGTGAAGGTTGGCGTGTTGACCAGGGACAGGTCGTAGGTGCCCGGCTGGGCGAAGTTGACCCGGGTCGCGGCAGAGCCATGCCCGACCAGAAGGTAGAGAAGATCCAGCTTGGTGAGGCCGCCGTTTGTCCTCACCGCGTCGATGAACTTGACGAGGAAACCCTCACGGGTGCTGTTCGGGGTGTCGCCGAGCGCCGTCATCCGCGCGATCAGCGCGGTCGCCTCGGCCGACATACCGGTTGTCGCAAACCGGTAAGGGTTCAGAAAGAAGGTCAAGCGTTGTAGCCGGTGAAGGTGATTTTCAGACCCTTCGCGCCGACGCCGGCCACGGTGACATCGATGGTCATCTTGGCGTCAGAAGCCAGGCTGGCGTCGCTGATGACGGCGGCGATGGCGGCGGTGACGGTCGTGTCTTCGGTAGCGTCGAAGGTCAGCAGGGTGCTGAAGATGGAGACGCCGTTCTCCTTGATGTCGACGGTGACCGTGCCACTCGTAGCTGCGGTCGTCAGGCTGCCCTTGATCCCGGTCAGGACGAAGCCGGCGCCCATGCGCCAGGTCGTCTTGACGCCGGTCGTCAGGGCCGTGGTTTCGTCGGAGCAGGCGACGGTGAAGAAGGTCAGGGCCGCCCGATCGACGTAGGCCGTCGTCGCCAGCTGGGTGGAGTTGTTGTTAACGGCGGCGGTCGGCGCAGCCGGGACGCCGGTGAAGGTGGGCCCAGCCAATTTCGAGTAGGCCTGGTTGATGACGAAGGCGCAGGTCGCAAGCTGAGTGGAGCTGGTGTTGACGGCGGCGGTCGGCGCAGCCGGAACGCCAGTGAAGGTGGGCCCAGCCAGCTTTGAATAGGCCTGGTTGATGACGAAGGCGCAGGTCGCCAGCTGGGTGGTGCTGGTGTTGACGGCGGCGGTCGGAGCAGCCGGGACGCCGGTAAAGGTGGGGCCGGCTGCTGGCGCGTAGGCCTGCTGAATGACGAAGGCACAGGTGGCGAGCTGGGTGGTGTTGGCGGCGCCGGCGGCGGTCGGCGCGGCTGGAACGCCGGTGAAAGTCGGGCTGGCTGCCGGGGCTTTCAGGTTGAGCGCCGTGTTCAGATCGGTCTGCGATGCTAGGGTGCCGGTGATGGCGCCCCAGATGGCGGTGCCGCCGGCGCCGGCGTCGACCCAGTCAATGTCGTAGTCCGCGCTGGATCCCTTGGTCGCGATCTGGCCGGTCGTGCCGCCGGGTGGGACGCCGGCGCCGGTTTGGCCTTGGGTCAGACGGTCCCCCTGCGGGAACCAGGCGTCGATGATCCAGATGTAGGCCTGGCCGAAGGGCAGGCCGGACGCAGCCTGCAGAACCCACCACAGGTCGCCTGTCACGCCGGTTAGCGGCAGGTCTACGACCAGGGCCTTCGAGCCCTTCACGGTGAGGTCGAGGAACGAAGAGAACTTCGAGTCGAAGCGGGTGATCTGCTCGCTGACGCGTTTGGCCAGGCCACCGACCGAGATCTGCTGGTTCCAGTTGTCGTACAGGGCGGTCAGGCCGGCGGCGTGGGCCGCCTGGGTGATCGTACCCGCCTTGAAGTCGGCCGCGAGTTGGGCGACGCCGACGGCAAGCTGGGCATTCGTGATCATGTATTGTCCTTCGGGAACTCGGCCTTGACCTTGGCGATGAAGGTCTTCAGCTGCTCGAGTTTCTCAGGACGACCCATCGCATCCTCAGTGAACGCCTCCAATTGAACATCCTGGGGCCACGCTTCAAGAATAGTGGCCTGTCGAAGCTCGGAATAAGACTTGATCCTGGGGGCCACACCTCTGCGGACAACCTTACGGCTCTCGACAACACCGCCCGGCGCCGGCAACCCGTCTCCGGGCACGACCCATTGCCCTGCCTCGGCGTTGAGGATCGCCAGGCGGCGGGTGCCCTGGACGGTTTTGATGACCTTGCCGGTCTCCCGGTCGTAGATGACCCAGTTGCCTTCGGGGGAGGTCTTCATCGCTTGATCTCCATGATCAGGAAGGACTTGCCGACGTCGGAGACCGGCAGCGCACTGGTGTTGATGTCGCTGTGACCCCAGACTTTCACCGTATGGGTGCCGGCCGGGAACGTGCCGAGGTGCGACAGCGTCATGCTGTGGGCCTGGGAGTTGGCGTTGCCGCGGGCGACGGCGCGGGAGAGCCAGCCCAACGTCATTGGGATGTCCCGAACGATCGGGTCATCACCACTGGAATGGTAGGGGGACAAGGTTCCCCAGCAGAGATAGATCGCCGCCAGGTTGGCGCCGGCCCGGTTCCACTGGATGGTGCCGGTCCACTGGATGAAGACCTTACCTTCGCCCGAACTGGTGAAGGTGAAGCTGTCGAGCTGGCCGAAGTGTGTTTTGCTGGTGGTCCAGTGGGGAATGTCGGTCTGGGTCTCGGTGACCTGGGCCTGGATCGAGCTGAGCGCACCCAACTGCACGCTGCCGGTGCGGACCAGGTTGCCGCCGACGTAGGCCGCGCCGCCCGACACTTCGAAGGCCGGGGTCAGCGAAGCGCCGTTCCAGACGCGGAACGTGTCAGCTTCGACGTCGAACGACGAAATGACGGTGCCGCCGCCACCTTCCGTTTGCAGCCTGATCCCGGCGACCCGTAGACCAGCGTTCAGCTCCACGCCCCAGGTCGCCGACATCCGGCCGTTAATGTCCACCAGGGCTGCTGCGTTGGTGACGACGGAAGCTGAGACGGTCGGCAGGGTGACGCCAGCCGCCACTTCCTCAGCCGTCGCCTCGCGCCAGAAGACCTTGTGAAAGGTCAGCGTCTTCACCGAGGTGGTCTGGCTCGGGAACAGGCTGGCATTGTTCAGCCAGAGGAAGTCGGTCTGGTCGACGATCGAACCCGACGATGAGACGTCGGTCAGCTGGACCAGCTTGCTTCCTCGGTAGGTCTGGCCGACCGCGACCGTTGCGTGTTGGGCGAACAGCTCGACCACGGCGCGCTTGTAGCCGCTGGTATAGTTGAGGCGGTACTCGAAGCCGGCGCGCTTCAGGTCGCCCGCGTTGACGGTGACTTCCCACTCACAGACGACGTACCCGGCGGCCGGCGCCGCCGACGGCTTCATCGAAGCGGCCTGGCGCTGGTAGCCGGTCGGGGTCACCGCGATGGCGGCTCCCTTGAGGGCCTTCTCGCCGTAGATCAGACCGGTGGTGACCCGCGTGGTGATCGGCGCCGTCCCGCTGGCGATGATGTTGGTCGGCAGCGGGTTGGCGACCGGCCATAGTTGGTGGGTCGGATCGAAGCTGTAGCCCGCGAGCGGGTTCAGGCCGGCGTACAGGCTGTCGATCCGGCTCGCCGCGGCGGCGTCGGCGCTGGTTCGCGCCGTGATCTCGGTCGCGATGTCGGAGGTATGGGTGCCGGTCAGGGTTTGCAGCGCGGTGATCAGCGTCGCCGAAGCCCCGTCGGCGCTGACCCTGGCGGTGCGTTCGTCGTAGATCAGGCCAGCCGAGAGACCCGCGAGCGTAGCTCCGCTCGGATCAGCCAGGCCGGTCAGCTTCGTTGACAGCGCCTGTCGCGCGGTTGCCTCGGCGCTGACCGCAGTCGCGCGTGCCGCGGCTTCGGTGATGATGTCAGCCGCGTTGCCTGCGATCCGGGTGTCGGACGTGGCCGCCCAGATCGACCCGTCGAAGCGGTAGGCCTTGTTCGCGTCGTCGCTGTCGAACCAGATGTCGCCGCTGGTCATGCCGGTCGTAGGTTCAGAGGCCTGGCGGAAGCTCTTGTTCTTGGCGTTGGCGACGGCCGAGACGTTATTGATCGTGGTCGTCAGGGCGGCGTCGGCGTTGACCCGGGCGTTGGTCTCGGTGGTCAAGGCCGAGGTGTTGACCGCGATGCGGCTATCGTCGGTGGCCGTCCAGGTGCTGCCGTCGTAGCGGTACGGCTTGTTCGAGTCGTCGCTGTCATACCAGACGTCGCCGGTGATCATTCCCGAAGCGGGTGCCGTGGCCTGGCGGAACGTCTTGTTCTTGGCGTTGGCCGTCGCGGTGACCGTCGAGATGTCACTCGCCAGAGCGTTGTCGGCGTTGACGCGGGCAGTTTGCTCGCTGGTGACGTTGGCGTTGGTCGTGTTCAGGTTTGCCTGAACCAGGGCGGTCGCAGTCGCCAAGACACCATCCGCGGAGACCCGGGCGGTGCGTTCGTCGAAGACCAGACCAGCAGTCAGGCCAGCGAGGGTTGCGGCGGCCGGGTTGTTCAGGCCGGTCAGCTTCGCGGACAGCGCCTGGCGAGACGTGACCTCGGCAGCGTCGGCGTTGGTACGGGCGGTCTGCTCGGCCGTGATTGCGCTGGTGTTGCCACTCACGGTCGCCGTCAAGGTGAGGACGTCGGTCGCGATGGCGCTGTCGGCGTTGGCGCGGGCGGTCTGCTCTTCCAGCAGAGCGGCGCTCGACGCACCCGGCGACGGCCGACCGATGGAGACCCAGTCCAGTTCCAGCGCATCGGTCGCGGTTTGGGCGGCCGACATGTCGACCCGGATCCGATCGATCGTGCCGGTCCAGGTCGGGCTGACGGTGACCAGGCCGATCCCGTTTGCGTCGTAGGTCGGCGCGGTCAGGGCAACGCGGCGGGCCGCGTCCCAGGTGGTGTCACCGACACCTCTCCACCACAGGAAGCCGGCCCAGGTCGGCGCACCGGTCTTGCGGACGCGCATACGAACCTGGCTGTACTTCGACGAGTCAGCGGCGATGCCGACTGCCGAGAAGACGTAAGCCGCGCTGGCGTGGTTCGCCGGCCGCAGCCAACCAGCCGTGGCGACGGGCGTGCCGTTGCCGTCCCAGCCTTCGACGCTGGTGTCGAAGTACCAGATTTTCAGTGGGTCGAATTGCTCGCCGGCGCCGGCCGTCAGCAGCGTGATCTGAGTGGCCAGGGCGTTGTCGGCGTTGGTGCGTGCGGTACGCTCCGAGTAGATCAGACCGGTCGTGACCAGGGTCAGGTCGTTGCCGGTGTAGGCCCCGCGTACCTGAGTAGCCAGCAGGCTCCGGGTTGTCGCCTCAGCCGTGTCAGCCGAGGCGCGTGCGTCAGCTTCTGCGGTCACAGCGGCGGTGCGGTTGGTGGTCTCCGTCGAGAGGTTGGCGGCAACCGTGCTGATCTGGCCAGACAACGCGGTGTCGGCGTCAGTCCGAGCGGTCACCTCATTGGTGACGGCGGTGCCCCTGGCGTTGGTCTCGGCCAGGATCGCCGCGGCGCGGTTGGTCACCTCGGTCGCGATGGCGGTACTACGGGCGGTAGCTTCGCTGGTGAGCGCCAGAGCGCGGGTCACGGCTTCGTCGCTGATCTGCTTGGCCAGGACGTAAGACCCCGGCTTGCCGTTGATCAGGCCGGCACGTTCGGTGGTGACCGCCTGCTCGATGCGATCGATCGCGTCGAGCATGTGAGCCTCGGCGGCGTCAGTCCCTTCCTGGACCAGCTCGGGCGAGAGATCATCGGCGGTGACGGTCAGGGTCGAGGACGAAGCCTGCCCCGAGATGTTCAGGCCCGATGCTTCCTTGCCGTAGGCGTCATAGTAGGCGGCGCGGACGTAGCGGGTCTCACCGGTCGGCACGGCGATGAACCAGGACTGCTGGTTCGCGTCCTCTGTTGGGCTGAAGACCACCGGGTCGAAACCCGTGGTCGTGGAGAGCCACAGGAGAGCCCCCAGGACGTCTCGCTCCACCGAAGGCGCCAGCGTGACGGTGACGCCACCGATGGCTTCAGTGAGCGTCAGGACCGGCGCGGCGGGGGTCGGGTTCGTGACCGACAGGGTCTTGGCATACGAAGCGTTGTCGAAGTCGTCGATCTTCGTGACCGAGACCTTGAAGGAACGGGCGGCGACGCCAGCTCCATCAGCCTTCTGCATGTCGAAGTCGTAGACGAACTCCCGGAGCGGGGTCGTGACCGTGCGTCGGACGGCCGAGGTCGTCGGATCCAGGATTTGGACCTGGTAGTGTTTGAAGTTCGGATCGATGTCGCCGTGCAGCCAGCCGAACTTCGGTTGGGTGGAAGTCGAGACCGTGTTGCTGAGTTCGTCGACCAGGGTCAGGGCCATGACCGGCGGGACGGAGCGAACGTCGCTCTCGACCTGGTGCATGGCGAGCTGCGGTTGGCTGCGGCGCTGGCCGTCGATGTGGACGCGCGTCAGTCGAAGCCAGTAGATGCCCGAGTCGACGTTGGGCAGCTCGAAGAAGTCGGTGACGGACGAGCCGATGAGGGCGAAGTGGTTGCCGTCCCGCGACATCTCCACTTCGACCCGCTGGGTCATCGGATTGGACGACGCTTCCCAGACGATCTGCAGCGCGCGTTCGATGGAGCCGGTCGACTGCCGGATGTTCACCGACATGCCGATGCCGCCCACGCGGGCGACCGGGCCGTTGTAGTTCACCCCGTCGATGACGGGGATGATGTCGTCGATGGTCCCGTCGACGTAGGCCCACTTGTTGCGGTTTAGCTCCAGAGCCATGATCTCGACAGCTTCACCGTCGCCGTCGGCGCGGACGATGCTGAGGATTTTGAACGGCTTGGGGACACCGATCTGGTTCGGGGCGTTCAGGGAGAACTGGGCGAACTCGGGCAGGTTGGCCGGCAGGTCGGCGCCGAACGTCAGCGTGGTGTGGGTGCCGGCCGCCGAGGTGATCGGCAGCTCAATGACGCCGACGACCGACTCCCCTTCCAGCTCAGCCGGTGCGGCGTAGTTGAAGGTGGCGGTGTAGGTGACACCGGCCTCGAGCGTGATGGCGTCGCGGAGGGTGACGCTACGTGCGCTGACCTTCGCGCGGATACGCCCGCCGATGCCCCAGCCCATGTCCTCATCGCAGATGCCGATGATGTTGAAGACCTTCAGGAACTTTCCGAGCCTGTTGGTTCGGAACGTGACCATCGTGGTCTCGGTCGTGCTGGTGACCAGTCGGAGGCGGGCGGATGCCAGGGCCTCGGACTCGTTGATCTTGCCGGCCGCGATCATCGACATCGGGATACGCCCGAACTCGTCGATGTGGGCCTGGTCCTTGACCACGCGGTAGTCGGCGACCCAGTCCAGGGCCGGGTTCATGAACCCGACCTTGATCCAGTTGGCTCGCGTCTGGATGTCGGTGAAGCTGTAGATGAACTCCCCGTCGACCACGTTCTGCGGGCCGAAGACGATGGACATTTCTTCGTCGCGGTCGACCAGGACATCGACCCTGCCACTGCCGTCGTCGATCAGGCGGGCGCCGCAAGCGCCGGCCATGTATTGCGACTGCTCCTTGGCGGCGCGGGGCTCGGCCAGGTCGTCGTTGTAGGTCCAGCGCGGGCGGGTGCCGCCCTGCCCGTTCGGCACCGGCGCGTCACACCACTGGGCCCATTCGTAGAAGGCCGACTTGTTGACCGTCTGCGGGTAGAGCGCACTCAGGCCGTAGCGCGTGCTCTCGACGAAGTCCTGCGTGCAGAACGCGCCGTTGTCGGTGTAGGCGAGCTTGTAGGTGAAGTCCCACACGCCGGCGTAGGTCCGCGTGATCGGGTCGTAGTTAGTCGGCACCTTGACGATGCGACCCTTGATGTCCCCCTCCATCTCGGGGAAGCCGTTCAGCTGATCGCTGGCCTTGCCGACCAGGTGGAGGATGTGAGTGTTCGGGAAGATCCGCGAGACCGCTGCGATCTCTTCGAAGCTCTCCCACCCAATGGTGATCAGGCGTTTACCACCGCCGAAGGTGTTGGGAGACTTCAGCGTGACGCGGACGTCCGTAGGAACCGACCTGCGTGACAGCTTGATGCGGATTTCCCGGACAACCGGGCTCGTCACCTTGTCATAGATGCGGAGCACGCCCGCAGGGGTCGGCAGACCCAGAGACGGGAGGTCTTCGAGCGCCGACGTTACCCAGCTGCTGCCATTCCACTGGCGGGGCGGCAGAGCCGTCGACATCGGGACGAAGACCGAGCCGATGGGGACACCATCGAGGTTCGACGGAGGGACCAGGGCGGGTTTGTAGTAGCGGACTTGGCCGTAGGACACCCACTCGGGCAGGATGGGATCGGGCTCGTCGTCGATCCCGTCGTTGTCGTCATCGACATCGACCAGGTCGGGTGTGCCATCGCCGTCCATGTCCGGGTCGGACCCGTCGGGGATACCATCATCGTCCATGTCGGGCGGCGTGGTTTCGTCCCAGGCGACGCCGCCGTCAGGGTCCAGCAGCGCCCAGCCGGCACCGGTGAAGTGGTTCGGCTGGCCAGAGATGTTGATCCAGATGGTGCCCGGGATGCTCGGGGCTCCGGGGGTCTCGGACTGGTAGATGATGGGCCCGTCGTTCGGGAACGTCACAACCTGCGTGACGCCGCCGACTCCGGTGCCGCCGACGCCGCCGGTGCCGGTGCTGACCAGTTCGTAGCCCGACGTGGCGCCGGTGGCGCCCTCGGTGAATGTGCCGGCGTAGGGCTGCTCGGTCTCACCGAGTTCGGCCGGGAGCCAGGTTGCTGAGTTGGATGCCTTCTGCTCGATCAGGATCAGCGCTTCGTGCGCTATCGCCCCATCGTCCTTGTTCCAGACCAGCTGCGAGATCACGAACCGCAGGTCCATGTAGTCGTACTGGGTCAACACACCCTGGCGGGTGACGGTCGAGTTGTGCGCCAGGTTGACTTGCACGGTCTGCGGTGAACCGAAGCCACCGAGGCTCGGCGTGATCGGATTGCCGAGGGCAGTACCGGTGTATTCCGAGAGCGAGAAGCCATTGAAGTTGGCTTCGCCGTTCGAGTTCACCAGCGGGGTTTTGCCCAGGTAGAGCGACTTGGGGCCCAGGGCGAGACCGAAGTTCTCGCCTTCACCGACGCCCAGGATGGCCTCGATGGTATCCGTGCTGCGGATAGTGTCCCGCATGTAGTACGGTTCGTCAGATTTCCGTCCGCGGAAGTTCGACATGCTGCTCTCAGGAGATTGAGAACAGGGTATGCGGGGCCCAAGGTTAGAAGGTCGAGGCGAACTTGGTGGGGTCGGTTCTAAGTCTTGGGTCTATATCCGCCACTTGCCGTTCATCACGGTGATCAGCACTCGTTTACCACTGAGGTACTGGCCGATCAGCGTGTGAGCCCAGGATGACGCCCCCTTGTTGTAGTGCATGTCGAGCAGCGAGGTGGTGCCGGATTGGTAGGCCCCGTCCTGGATCCCGGGGCTGTGTGCGTGCCCGACATTCACCTTGGAGGCCATGATGGCGAAGCCGGCCAGGCCGCCCCGCGAGCCGTTAGCGCCGCGGTGCCCGTGGTTGGATTGCTCCACGCCACCCACCTCGTAGCTCTCGTCCTCACGGAGGAAGACGGTCTGCGCGGAGAGGTTGGCGCCGGTGAAGTGCCGGCGCATGACGTGCTCGAAGACGGAGAAGGACGACACCCGGTTGGCGATGGCGTCGTAGGTGGCCAGCTGGCACTGCAGGAAGAAGCGGGCGTTGACCGGGTCGGTGCGGTAGTCGGCGGTCTTCAGCCAGCGGAGCAGCGCCTGGTCATGGTTGCTGTCGACGATGGCGACGCGGGTGCCGTCGCGCTCGATGGCCTTCAGAAACTCGGCCACCTCCCGCAGCTCGGCCTCTACGGCTTCGACGCCCTGGATGTGGTGGGTGAAGCGCGTATGGGGATCGGCAATCTCATGGTGGTTCCGAGCCCGGAAGTCCGACACGTCATGGATCATGAGGTGCTTGGGCTTCATCACGTCCAGCATCGACGTGCCGGTGAGGCCGTGCTTCCAGCGGCGATTGCCGACGATGTCCCGGCCTTCGGTCGGCCAGTAGTCGAAGAGCAGCCGCGACATCGTCGGGTCAATCTGGGCGACGTGGATGTCACCGGGGACCAACACATCCAGGCGGTGGTCAAGGCTGACTTCGCCGTCGCAGACGAAGGCGTCCAGGTCATAGAATGACCCGTCCTGCTCATCGCCGATCAGGTGCCGGCAGAAGAAGGTCCCGTCGTCGTCGACCTCGACCAACACCGCGCCGTAGACGTGGTGGAAGGAGGCCTTCAGGCCCGCCTTCTTCGCGATGTAGTTGGGCATGGTCACCGCGCCGGTGGTCATGATCTGCTTGGGTGGCGCGTTCTTCATCGTCGCGACGCTGACCAGCTGGACCTTGGCGTGAGGGAAGATGCCCCAGCGCTCGCGGGTGTAGGTCTGGAAGTCCGACAGCGGTCGGACAGCGGTCGGGAGGGTGTTCATCTCGCCGCAGAAATCCACCTGGTCGGCGATCCTGAACCGCTCATCCACCAGGTAGGGTGTGACCCGCTCGTGGTAGAGGGTCTGGTGCTTCGCGTGGCTCTCGAACAGCTTCTTGTTGTAGGTGAAGCCGGCGATCATCAGTTCGCAGGGCGCGTCTTTCGCCAGATGGTCGCGGTAGGCCTCCAGATTGCTCAGGAAGCCGTCGTGGACCAGCGTGCAGTCCTGGGCCGATGTGAGGATGAACCGGCTCCTGCCGGCGGGGGCCTGGAGCGCGGTCGGCGCCGGCCGGTGGCCGAAGGGATCAATGCGCCCCTTGTTGAGGTACTTCTGCAGCGTGGTGCGCGGGATGTTGTTCTTGCGAGCAAAGGAGCGTTGCCCCCCCGCCTTGCGCACCATCTTGAGCAGCTCGACGTGGGGGACTTGGCTCAGGTTCACTAGTAGATCCGTGTATTGGACGCGTTGATGTTGACGGCCAGGATGTGGAAGGCGACCCGGCGGAAGCCGTAGATCACCCTGATCGGCGTACCGATGGCGACCGTAGGCCGGCCTGGGCCGAGGTAGGCGCTGTCGGCCTGTCCCTTGCGGCTATCCGTGCCGGGGGCCGGCATCAGCAGTGAGACCAAGCCACCGATGGCCGTGGAGACGCCGATCATGAAGACCGAGACGGCCAGCGTCTGGGCGAAGGTGCCACCGCCCGCCAGGACGGCCCCGTAGGCGCCAGAGAAGCCTGCTGTACCGCCCATCGAGAAGATGGTCGCGACGATCAACACGACGCCGATCACGATCTGAACGACGCCGACCTTCTTGCCGCCCGCCATCTGCGGGAAGAGGTGAAGATCAGTCGTCTCGAGCGGCTCGTAGAGGGACGCTTCCGTCGGGTGCCCGCCGACCCTGATGGACTTGCGCCCGTTGGCGTCGGGCTTGAAGCCGGGCAGCTGGCTGGTCACGGCGTCGATGGCTTCGGCCGCCGTCTCGGCGACGACCTCGATCACGCCATCATGGATGGAGCGAAGCGACCCGCGGAGGTGGACCCTGACGCGCATCATTCCGGCAGCGCGTGGTCGAGGACCGCGTCCCTGTCGACGACGTAGGCGGCGAGGCCGTCAGTGCCGACGATGAAGTGCATCAGGTCCGGCATCCCCCGGTAGGTCTCGTAGTCTCCAACCGAGAGGAGACGGGTGTCGCCCGGGTGGGTGTGCCAGGTGGCGACGGCGTCATCGATGTACCGGTCGAGGTCGAAGTCTCCGACCTCGAAGCCTTGGGCCGGGTCGGGACAGATGTTGGTACATTCGACGATCTCGCCAGACGCGAGGATGAAGCCGCAGCGTTCATTCTCCCCCGACAGGTAGCCCCGAAGCGTCTGCAGCTGGTTGGAGTTTGGCTCGAACATGGTCAGGTAACAGGCTCCAGAGGTCGGTATTCGGCGGCGCCGGGAGGGCGACCACCTCACGGTGGCGCAGCAGACCCACAGTCTTGGATCGCCAGTAGCCGCCGCTCGAGTAGGGGTCGTCAGTTGAGGTTGAGCCCATCATGTGATGAAGCATCCGACCGTTGTCGAGAAGAACACCAACGTGGTTCGCAACAGACGAGTCGTGTGCGAGCATGATTACATCACCGGGTTGATAGTCCCGGGGATGAATGTCGAGGCTGTCGAAGCCGGCGTGATGGTAATACTGCCCGAAGATGTCCAGGCCGTTCTCCCACCACATGTGTGGACAAGAGTATTTCGGCAGCACAACACCGTAGTTGAGCTCGTAGAAGTCTCGGATGATGTGGGAGCAGTTGGCGGAATATTCGTCGTACTGCCGACCCTTGAGGTGTTCCCAGACCAGGGCCATCAGTAGCTCACATAGGGGAACTCGGGCGGCGCATACATGCGGAAGGGAACCTGCATGTTGGGTCCGTCGGTGGGAGCGCGAAGCTCCACCTGCAGAGCTTCGCTCGTGCAGTGGGTGATGCGGCCGATGATCCAGACCCGCTGGACGAAGATGTTGGCGTTGGCGATCAGGTTCTGCTGCAGGACCGTCTGCCTGACGACGTGGGCCAGCTCGAAGAGGCCCGCCTGGGCGAAGGGCCCGAAGACCTTGCCGGGGTTGAAGATACGCATGGTCGGCCGGGCTACCCGTTCGTCCGACGTGTCCTCTTCCCCGCCCAGCATGATGGGGATGTTCTCGAAGGTGTTTGTGCGCCAGGTGATCTCAGGCCCGTTGCGCAGCCGGAAGACGCTGCTGTTGTCCCGCAGCGTGATCGTGAAAAGGTCGACCTCCTTGTCGGAGGTGAGTTTGAGCGCGTCCTCGACGTGCCCCGTGGGTGCGCCGATCTGCGTCATTCCGGCTGCTCGATCAGTCGGATCTCGAACGGCTGTGTCGGGATGTTGTCGAAGATGGCCCGGGTGCCGTCGGCCGCCGGCGGCATCTCGAACACCTGGGCGAAGCGCACGACCATCAGCCCGAAGACGTAGTGGGTGTACTCGAACTTCTTGAACATCATGTGCTCGTCGTAGAAGTCGTTCATCGCCCAGATCGACCGGCGCTTCAGCGTGGTCAGGATGGCGTTCTCAGCAGTGTCTACCCGGGTGTCGGCGCCGCGGAGCCAGGCGCCCGTGTAAGGGTTCTTGACGTAGACCATGCCGGGGAAGGCCAGCTTGAAGCCCCGCTGGATCGGGCGGTCAGGCTCAGACGCATGGCTGTAGCCCTTCCCGAAGCGCACGGCGTCGCCCTCGGGAAAAACGTGAACGGCCGAATGTAGGGGGTAGTCGAACGTCTTGTACGGCATCGTGGTCGTGAGACCACAGCGCCGTCGAGTAAGCTAAAGCAAAGCGGTAACTGTTGGCTACAGTGCTCGTATGTCTGCGAGACCTTCGGAAGCCAGCTCCCTGTAGGCAGTGTAGTTGGACCCGGTGAAGGTGGCGATCACTTGCTGATAGACCCTCTTCGCTTCGTTGGCGCACTTACCGGCCAGATAGGTGTCACCCAGCTGCAGCATACTGCTGGCGACCATGGGTCCGCCTGCGTCCAGGACCTTGCCGGCCAGCCACTGCGATGTGCGACCGCTGGACGGTGAACTCAGTCTCGCGCTCCACTGCATGACGATCTGCAACGCCGCGTCGGTGTGACCCTCGGAGGTTGCCAGTTGGGCGCATTGGCGATCGGTCGAAGCAAGCCAGGTGATCCGCGCCTCAGCCGCCGCGGTTGTCTCGGTGCGGATGCTGTCGATGACGGTATCGGGAGCCTGGGCGGCTGCCGGAAAAGCGCAGACTGCAACCAGCAGTGCTAGGGAAAGGACTTTCATCCTTTCCCGTAACACCCCTAGCCACCCATTGCCACCTGGCGAACCAGCTTCTTCAGGGTGCCTCCCTGAGCCAGGTCGGCGGCGACGTAGTGAACGATGTCCCTCGGGCCAGGCACCGGGACCTGCTGCGGGCTCACGACCCAGACGTTGACCTTGTCGGGCTCGCGAGGAGCCTGGGGCGCAACGGCGGCACCCGCCTGACTGATGGAGCGGTTGCCAAGGGCGTTGATCGCCAGCAGGTTCTTCTTGCCGACGAAGTCGACGGCGCTCTTGCGCATGACGACTTCACCGGGCTCGCCCAGGATCAGCTGGCTATCGCGGTTAGAGATCGCCCCGCCGCCGGCCATACGTCGGGCCTTGATTTCCCCACCCATCCTCATGCCACTGACGGTCGTGCCGCTGCCGGCCGTGATGGTCGTACCGGGTCCGCTCCCCGTGCCACCCATAGGGGTGGTGGTGGCGCCGGACATGCCCATGTTCATGATCGTGGTCAGCAGGTACTTCATGATCATGTTCGTCGCGATCTTGGCGGCGGTCTGCTGAAGCTCCTGCAACATGCCGCCCAGGATGTTCTGGAAGGCCCCCTTGATCGTGACCGAGCCGTCGGCGATCTGATCGATCGTCTTGTTGATGCCGGCGCCCAGAGCCTCGAAGGTTTGGTAGATGCCGTCGGCGATAGTGTCAGAGGTCGACTGGAACACCCCCGACTGCTCGCCGAAGCGCGCGGCGGCAGCCTTGACCATCTCCTCGGGAGTTTGCGTCCCGTTCGAGGCGGTAGTCGCGGTCTTGTTGCCCTCATAGATTGGGCGGCCAGGCGTGGCGGCCGAGACACCGGCGGCAGCCGTGAGCACGTTCCCCTGCTGCGTGCCAACCACGTTGCCGGCAATGTCGGCGCGGGCCTTGGCGAGCTTCACCGCGGCGTCGGCCTGAGCGACCATGACTTCCAGTTCTGCCTTGCGGATCAGGAGTTGGGTACGCTGAGCTTCCGTGATCTTGGGGTCAGCCAAGGCGATGGCGATGGCCGCATTCTCGAACAGCGCCGGTTGGGCGATCAGGATCGCTTCCGCCAGGGTTGCCGTCGCGTCGGCGCGGGCGGCCTGGGCGAGCGCCAGGGCTTCCTCGACCGCAGTCTGGTGGGTGAGGGCAGCTTGGTACTCTTCCCAGTCAACGCGCTGCTGCAGGGACCAGACGGTGGTCGCGCCGGCACCGTTCTGTTGGGCCCGGTCCAGTTCGGTTTGCGCCGCGCCGACGTTACGCGAGGCCCCCAAGTCGCGGGAAGCCACGTAGGCGTCCATCGCCTCGGAGTTGTTCTCAGCCGCCTTGATGATCGCCTGGGTGAGCAGCTCCTCAAGTTCGTAGATGGCCGAGGGGTCGTTCTTCCGGTCGACGTTCTTCGGATCCGCCCAGAAGGCTTGCTCCGTGATGTCGAAGTTCCGGCGGTTCAGGCTGTCGACCTGGGCGACACTCGTTGCCAGTTGGCCGACGTTGCCTTCGACGCCGCTCATGTTCTTGAGCAGGAACTCGATCTGGGCGTTGTTGGTGTCGCGCTCTTCCTTGAGCTGCCGCGACAGGACGGCGTACTCGACGACCATCTGACGGTCGCGAGCTGCCTTCAGGAACTTGGTGCGACGGGTCGCCACCTCGGTCGCGGCCTGATCACCCTCGAGACGGCGGGTCTCCGCGATGCGGGGATCATCCGAACCGGTGACGCCGGCGGCGCGGCCTGCGATCTTGGCGACGTACTCCCGGGTCTCCTTGATCGGGATCTTGGCGGCGAACTCAGCGCTCGACGGGCCGCCGGGGGCGCGCGGGTCGCCAATCGTCTTCAGCCAGCCCGGGTTGAACTTGCCGTCCTTCATGTAGCCGTCGAGGCGGCCAGGGCCGGCGTTGTAGGCGGCCAGGGCCAGCACGGTGTTGCCGTCGTACTTCGCGAGCAGGTATCGCAGTTCCTCGCGGCCCAGCAGACGGTTCAGCTCGGGGTCCTTCAGCAGCTTCTGCTTGAGCAGCTCATCCGAGAGGCCGGCGATGTCAGTCTTACCCAGGCGCTTGGCAGCGGCGCGGGCGGTGCCCGGCATCAGCTGCATTGCGCCGAGGGCGCCGGCCGAGCTGGTTTGGTAGCGAGGATCGTTGTTGTTGCTCTCCTGGCGCTCCACCATCGGGGCGAGGATGTCGACCGTACCCAGGCGGTCGTAGAAGCCCTTGGCTTGGAGAGCGGCTTCTGACTGGGCGACCAGCAGGGGTTCGTACTGGTCCAGCAGGCTCTGGTAGCGGGAGGTTAGCTGGGCCAGCTCGGCGCCGTTCTTGGCGAGCGGGATTTGCGCCTCCAGCTGATCGAGCTGGCGGTCGATGTTCGCGGCGCGGGCCGAGGCCAGCTTGGCGTCGACGGCCTGATTGTCGTCGAGACCCCGTTGGCCGGCAGCGCCCGAAGCGCTCGCCTCCCTGGTGCCATCGCGGCGCAGCGGGTCAACCTGAGCGCCCAACTTCCCGACGCGTTGGCTACCCCGGTCGCTGACCTCGTTCAGATAGCGGTCGCGGAATTTGGGGATCAGGTATTTCGACTCCGCGAGCGCCTTCAGATAGATGTCCACCCCCGCCTCACGGGCTCGCACCGTGATCTCGTCGGCCCTCTTCACCATCTCGTCGGCCGACAGCTTGGTGTCCTTCAGTTTCGCCATCTCGTTGTCGAAGGTGGCGTACTTGCGATCCATTTCGCTAAAGAGCTTACCGGGGCGGGTGTCGCCGCCGATGTCCAGTTGGTACTGGGAGTTCTCGCGGGTTTCCGCCAGTTGTTCTTCTTCCGTCCGCACCGCCCGCACCTTGGCCAGCATGTCGCTGTAGGCGTTGATGAGGGTGTTCATGAGGGTGATGTCGGCTTCCATCTCGCGACGGCGACCCGGGTTTTTCTCGTTGTTTAGGGCCTGCTGCATCTCCCGGCGGATGTTGCCCAGATCAATTTGGACCTTGCGGAGTTGGTCAGGGGTAACGTCGTCGGCCAGGCTGCCGTCCGCGTCGAAGACTTTTCTCTCTTTTTGGACCGCCTGGTAGGCGAACACCGCCGAGGGACCGAGTTTTTCCAACTTGGTCTTCTCACCCACGAAGCCCTTGTTTTGGTTATAGTCGTAGCCTTTGGCGATGGCCTTGACGTTTTCGGCAGAAGTGAACTCACCCTTACCGAGTTCCAGGTTCATGGCGAAGATGCGCTCCTCCAGGCGGTCGGCGAGCGACAGCAGCTCGGACGAGAACTGCTTCTGCAGTTCGGTCCTCAGCTTTTCGAGGGCCGTGATCATGTCCTCGACGGAGTCAGAGCCGGTCTTGATCTCAAGCCCCATCGACTCGAACTTGGTCCGGGCTTCGTCGAGCACTCGGCCGCGCATGACCGGGTTTTCCGCGAGGACGACCATCGAGGACGACAGGCGGATGATCGTGTCGTCGATGCCGCGGATCGCCTTCTTGGACTCATCGATCTGAGAAGTCAGATCGTTGATCTCACCCTTCAGGGTGTCGGCCCGGTCCTCGGCTTTCTTGAACGCTCCGCTGGCGGCAGCGATACCCGCCACCAGGCTGACGACCGCTCCGACGATCAGCACCATCGGGACGCGGCCCAGGAAGGTCAGCGCCGTGGCGAAGCCACCCGTGGTGCCCGTGGCGGTGATCAGCGAAGCGGACAGGCGCATGGACGCCGTAGCGGCGACCGCCTGGTTGGTGGTCAGCACCTGGGTGGCGACCGTGGCGGCGGCCAGGGCCGGCGGCATGAGGCGGATCGAGCTGACCATCAGGCCGAGGGCCTGGGCCGCCGCGATCACCTTGCCGACGGCCATGGCGGCAATCATCACGGCGATGCCGGTCGCGGCCCCCTGCCCCACCGGACCCAGCGAGCCGATCACCGAGATCGCCAGTGTGGCGACGTCGAGGAAGCCTTTGAAGATCACAACCAGCGGGGCAAGCGCGCCGTCGCCGGCCGACTTCATGACGTTGGTGAACTGGGTCCACTTCGCGGCGACCGTGTCCATCTGGACGGCGTTGGCTTCGGCAGCCGCGCCCGTCTCCGTCAGGTTCTTTTGGTGTTCGATCAGCTTGCCGGTGTTGTTCGACAAGGCGGTGAAAGCAGACGCAGCTCGGATTTCGAAAGCGCCGAAGGCGTCGGCAGACGAGAAGCCGGCCTGTTTCAGATTGACCAGGACCTGGGTCAGGCCCAGCGAGCGGATGTCAACGTCGGCCAGGGTCAGGCCGAGGCGGTCAAAGGTGGCCCGAGCCTTGGCGGTCGGGCCTTCCAGGTCGACGATCAGCGCCCGCAGCCCGGTGCCGAGGGTGGAGCCCGAGCGGATACCGGCGTCGGCCATCGCGCCCAGCGCCGCGGTCAGTTCGATGAAGCCGATGCCGGCGTCCTGGGCCGTGTTGGCGGCGTACTGGATGCCCAGCTGGATCTGATCCATACCCAGTTTGGTGCGGTTCAACGCCGATGTCAGCACGTCGGCGACGCGACCGAAGTCCTCCGTTGCCACGTTCCAGACCGAAGCGATCGAGGTCACGACATCGGCGGCCTGGCGCAGCTCGGTGCCGGCGGCGGTCGCCAGCTCGGCGATGGCCTTCAGGGCGCGTTCGGTGTCGGTGGTGCTGAGACCGGCCTGGGCCAGCAGGGTCGCCGTGGCGGCGATCTCGAGGTTGGTGAAGTGGGTGTTCTGACCCAGCTCCTGGATGGTGAGGCTCAGACGAGCGGTCTCGCTGCCCGAGGCGGCGGCGATGGCCTGGAACTGGGCCAGGGCCTTCTCGTACTGCACCACGAAGGAGCCCAGGGCGTAGGCGGCCTGCTGCGCAGCCGAGAGGACGGCGTAGTTCGCCATCAGTTCGCTCTGGATGCCGATGATGCCCACGCCACCGTCGGCGCGCAGACGCTCAAGGGTCCGGTGGGTTTGGTCAGCCGGGTTCTTGGGGGCCTTCGTCTCTTTGGCCTGCTTGGCACGCTCCAGCGTGATGCGGGCTTCGATGCCGGCGATCTCGTTCAGCTTCTTCGCCTCTTCGGCGAGGCGGCCCAGTTCCGATTGCAGCAGCTGGGCTTGGCGGGCGTCTTCGACGTTGCCGGCGGCCTTCAGTCGGACGATCTCAGCCTGGGCCTTGATCGTCATCTTCTCGATGTCGAGCACCCGGCCTGCTGCGACGTCCAGGTTGACCGGCTTGTCGGCAGCGCCGCGGGTCTTGCTGGCTCGCTCGCGCAGGGCGGCGACGCGCTCTTGCACGGCGACGTCAGCTTGGCCGAGGGCAAGCACCTTCTCCAACATCGCCAGTTCGAGTTGCAGCTGCTTCAGCTGCTGGTCGCTCAGCTTGTTGGTGTGTTCGTCATGCAGCAGGATCCGCTGTTTGATTTCGAGGACGCGGTTCTCGCTGTCGATGACCTGTCGCGCCTGGGTGACGATGTCACGGCGTTCCTTCGAGAGCGCGCCGCCGAGCAGCTTGCCCTCGTTGCCTTGGGCGCGGCGGGTCACTTCTCCGACCGCCTGGTAGGCGCGGATCAGACTCTCGAGCTGGTCGCGTTCGTCGCGCAGCGCCTTGATGCGGGCCGGGGTCTTGCCGCCCGAGCGGGCGTTGAGGCCGTCCAGCTCGGTGTTGATCTGCAGGAGCCGCACTTGGCTGCGGGTCAGGTCTTCGACCGCACGTTGGAGCGCGCGTTCATCCTGGGCCGCGTTCTTGAGCGCCTGCTGGGATTTGGCCGACCGGGCGCCGGACAGTTCCTGGGCGACGAAGGGATTGATAGCCACCGCGGCGCGGGTGCGCGCGAGGTTGTCTCGCGTGGCGTTCAGCTCGCTGATCTCGGCCGCGAACTTGCGTCGCTGGTTGCCGATCTTACCCAGGCGTTCGTCGATCTTCCGCAGCTCGGCGTCGATCTCCAGCACCGTGCCGGCCAGGGCCTTCGAGACCTTCTTCCGGTAGGTGAACAGCTCACCTTCGATGGTGGCGCCTTCACCCTTGATGTCGCGGT